CAGATTTGGATATCTTCAACAAACGTGCTATCATGGGGTTCAATATTGTTCCAGTGCAACCGTTTGGATATAACTATCTCGGTGGTAAACTGATCGCAGCAATATGTTGTTCTCATGCAAGTCGTAGAATGTTGAATGAAAAATACGATACAGAGTTCTGTCTTTTTGAGACTACTTCTCTCTATGGTAATATCAAAGGTGCATCCATGTATGATGGTATGCGTCCATATTTACGATACAAAGGAGATACTGAATCTAAGTTTCTATTGACACTAGGTGAAGATATCTATTTTGAAATGCGTGATTGGTTTACAGAAAAGAATGGTGGTGAGGACTTGATACACAAGGCAGCATCATCTCGTAAACTGAAGACTCAAACAAAGATGGTTGGTATTATTAAGGCATCTCTAAAAGAACACGACACAAAAGCATATGAGTTGTTTACAAAAGAGATTGCAAGAGCAGGAGATGTTACCACTCAGAAAAGATTTTACATGGGTGAGTATGGTTACACAAACACAAAAGATGTTTTGTTGGGTAAGACAGACAAACTAATCAAGGCAGAAAACTTTGACCGATTTGAATTAGAGAACGTGATTGCATGGTGGAAGAAACTTGCAACTAAACGTTATGAGAAGATGATAACAGAAGGTAAGGTTCGTAAAGAACTAGAAGTCTGGAATCAAGACACTATGAACAAGATTGATATTATACGATGAACCTATTTACAATTGGCAAAGAACGTAAGACACAAAAGACTGTTCGTATTTTGGTATATCCAAACGTAACTTTCCAACAAGATTTGGAGAAGGACAGTTATATTCAAGTTATCAAGAATCAAATTAAACTTCTAAATGAGATTCGTGATGACTTGTGGTTCTATCTGATTTTGACAGAACCAACTCCATCCTTACAGTTTGACAATGTAGAACAAATGTATATTGACTTGCCAACATATCCTCCAACAATGCGTTCACATTTTGACGTATTAAATTTGCAGAAGATGTTGGGAAGAAAACTTGACTTTGATTTGGTGATGACACATCTACCAGAACATGCTCATGCTCTGAAGAATACTCTATACAATGTGACACATCATATGCCTCCATTTTTTGGTTATTGTCATTGGTTCGATGTGAAGGATGTTGTTGCATGGCCCAAGGATAGTTTCCTACAGAACATTACTGGACTGTTGGAATATGAAAGATGTTATCTTAACACTCAACACCAAAAAGACTTGGTGTTGAATCAAGCAAAAGAAACATTCAATGATAAGACTGTTTCTAAACTAAATGATATCTTAACCGTTCAACACTTAGGTGTGAATGAAGGAGATATTATAAACGAAATAAACGAAACACCAGAAAAGATTATTGTCTTTAATCATAGACCAGACACTTATAAACACTTCAAAGAATTTATTGCAGTGATGGATAAGTTGTGGGATATTAGAAAAGACTTTAAAGTATGGATTCCATTGTTAGAAAAACCTAACCGTGATTATGTTGTCACAACAAAAGGTGATAAACAATGGTATTACAAACAACTTCAAAAGTGTTACGTTGGGTTCTCCCCTAAACAAACTTATGGGGGATGGAGTGTTGCAACCACAGATGGAATGATGAATGGTGTTCCTTATGTGATGTATGATGACACATATTATCATGAACTAAATCCAAAGGGTGACTTCTTTGAGAATGATGATATTGCACTAACACTTCTAAACAATTACTTGGATGACCCACAATACAGAAACGAACAAGCAGAACAAGCACTTGACTGTATTCGTGAGTCGTTAATATACAAAAACAAAATGAATGAAATGTCTGACTACATAAACTTGTTGTTAGAACAATCTCACCAGATTGGTGAGAGTGAGAAGTTTCAAGATATTTGTCAATGGGTAAAGTCTGCTGGAAGTATTTCCAAAGAAGAACTCATTGATAAATTAGGATGGGGAAGAGGGATTAAATGGACACCATATCGAAGGGCTCTTATGAATCACCCTAACATATATGATGTTAATTCTTCTGAACCAAAATATTGTTGGGTAGAGTAAAATCTCTTGACAAATGCCAATTTGTTTGGTATATTAACTAAACCTTAACCCAAGTATAGGATAGAACCAATGAATGATGAAGAACTTCTAGTGGATTACACTCGTTTCGTAGATGAGGTAACAAGTGACGAATCGAAAGACCCACAAGCATTTTCAGACTCCCTAGATATTATTGATGAGATGACTGATGGAAAAGTCGCACCAGAACGACTTATCACTGCAGCATTGGGTATCAGTGCCGAGGGGGGTGAATTTACAGAAATTGTGAAGAAATGTATTTTCCAAGGGAAACCTATGGATGAACATACAATCTTCCACATGAAACGTGAACTAGGTGATGTAATGTGGTATATTGCACAAGCATGTATTGCATTGGATTCTTCTTTTGAAGAAATCATTTACATGAACACCGAAAAACTTGAGTCAAGATATCCAAACGGATTTGACGCATTTCGTTCTAATAACAGGAAAGAAGGAGATATTTAATTTATGGACTTTCTGAAAGATATTGCCAAGACAGCAGGCAACGAATATGCTGCACTAGTATCAGATGGTGTTGAAGCAGGGGATGTAGATTCCTTTATTGATACTGGTTCGTATATCTTCAACGCATTATTGTCTGGTAGTATTCATGGTGGTCTACCTTCAAATAAAATCACTGCTGTTGCTGGTGAATCTGCAACAGGTAAAACCTTCTTTGTGATGGGTATGGTGAAGTCATTCCTTGATGCAAACCCAGAAGCTGGTGTGTTGTATTTTGAGTCTGAATCTGCAATCACAAAACAGATGGTTATTGACAGAGGTATTGACCCTACTCGTATGGTCATTATGCCTGTCACAACAGTTCAAGAGTTTAGAACACAAGCAATCAAGGTTCTTGACAAATACATGGAAACTTCAGAAGGTGAACGTAAACCTCTGATGTTGTGTTTGGATTCACTTGGTATGTTGTCTACAACGAAAGAAGTAGAAGATACAAGTGAAGGTAAAGAAACTCGTGACATGACTCGTGCTCAAGTTCTGAAAGCAGCATTTAGAGTGTTGACTTTGAAACTTGGTAAAGCAAAGGTTCCAATGATTGTGACTAACCACACATATGATGTTGTTGGTTCTATGTTCCCTACTAAAGAAATGGGTGGTGGTTCTGGATTGAAGTATGCAGCATCATCTATTGTATATCTTTCTAAGAAGAAAGAGAAAGATGGAACTGAAGTTGTTGGTAACATCATTCACTGTAAGAATGCAAAGTCTCGTTTGACTATTGAAAACAAGATGGTTGATGTTCGTCTGATGTATGAACGTGGACTTGACCGTTACTATGGTTTGCTTGAACTTGCACTGAAGTATGGTATCTTTAAATCTGTTTCTACTCGTATTGAGTTGCCTGATGGTACAAAGACATTTGGTAAGACAATCAACAATCAACCAGAGAAATTCTTTACTGAAGAGATTATGCAACAGTTAGATGAAGCAGCAAGTAAAGAATTTAAATACGGACAGAAGGTAGTAGAAGAAGAGGTGATTGAAGATGCGGTTGACGAGGGTTGATTTAGAAAGATGCTTTGAGTACGTTTCTTCAAAACAAGAAGGAGAGCAGTGGACTGGCATTAAATTGTTGTCTACTGCTGGTGATTATCAGAACATCATTTATAAGTATGGTAAAGTGGAGTTTGGTGAAGAAACAGAAAGTGGCGAAATGCCCTTGACATTTCACTATGATGTGATATACTCAGGTAGTTATACAGAAGAACAATTACAAGAAGATATGGACTTTAAGAACCTCATTGGAGATGTTCTTACAGTTATCTTAGAACGACAGCTTAAGGAAGATAATTTACAATATGTCAATACAGACAATTGAAAGAACAACACTATCTAATCTCGTAAAGAATGAACCTTATGCTCGTAAGGTTCTTCCTTTTATAAAACCAGAGTATTTTTCAGACGTACATGAACGTGTAGTGTTTGAAGAGATTTCCAAGTTTATTGAAAAATATGGAAATCAACCAACAAAAGAATCTTTGTCCATTGAACTGGACAATCGTAAAGATTTAACAGAAGAACAATTTAAGAAAGTTGTTAACATCGTTGAAACCTTGTCTGATGCAGATGTTGATATGCAATGGCTGGTGGAAACAACAGAAAAGTTTTGTAAGGATAAAGCAGTCTACAATGCAATCCTTAGCGGTATTCAGATTATTGAAGGAAAAGATAAAGAACATACCGCCGAAGCTATACCGTCCATTCTGTCTGAGGCACTATCAGTTGCTTTCGATCAGAACGTAGGACACGACTATGTAGAAAACGGTGATGAACGATTTGAGTTCTATCACAAGAAAGAAGAAAAAATTGAATTCGATTTGGAATACTTCAACAAGATTACTAAAGGTGGATTACCTCAAAAGACACTTAACATTGCTCTTGCTGGTACTGGCGTTGGTAAGTCTCTCTTTATGTGTCATGTCGCTGCATCTACTCTCATGCAAGGGAAAAATGTTCTGTACATTACTTTAGAAATGGCAGAAGAACGAATTGCAGAACGTATTGATGCAAACTTGATGAATATCACAATGGATGACTTGCACGAGTTACCAAAGAAGATGTTTACAGATCGACTTTCAAAAATACAAACAAAGACTAACGGAAAGTTAATTATCAAAGAATATCCTACTGCATCTGCACATACAGGACATTTCAGAAGTTTGATTAAGGAGTTGGCACTGAAGAAGTCATTTAAACCAGATATTATCTTTATTGACTATCTTAACATCTGTGCCTCATCACGATTTAAGGGGAATGCAAATGTCGGATCATATTTTTACATCAAAGCCATTGCCGAAGAACTTAGAGGGCTTGCAGTGGAAAATAATGTACCTATTATGTCAGCGACACAAACAACTAGAGGGGGGTATGCCAACAGCGACATTGGGCTGGAAGATACGTCAGAAAGTTTTGGTTTACCTGCTACTGCTGACCTCATGTTTGCTCTCATATCAACGGAAGATTTGGAAAGTCTCAACCAGTTAATGGTTAAACAGTTAAAGAATAGATACAACGATCCTGGCGCAAACAAACGATTTGTTGTCGGTATTGATAGAGCAAGAATGAAACTATACGACTGTGAACAAGAGGCGCAAGATGATATTATTGACAGTGGACAAGAGGATGACACCCCAGCATTTGATAAATCGACTTTCGGAGTGGGTCTTGGAAAGAACAAGGCTTATGAGAAATTTTCGGACATCAAAGTATAAGAAAATATATTATTTTGTACAGCAAAACGGTAGAAAGTGGGAAGTTGTAGAATTTCCCACTAATGATATCGTGCGTACATTTAGAAAGAAGAAGGATGCTGAGTTGTTCTCAGAGCAACTTACACAAACTAAACCTTTTGGAAATGTACCATTGCCTAATTTTATGAAGGGTAATATTGACATTCTTGAATAACTGTGTTATTATAAATAGTAAAAACTATTTGTACTAATGGAAGTTGTGTTGAATGTTAAAATTTTCAAGTTTTCTCGCTGAGGATAAAGGCGGGAAAAACCTTCACCTAGAACATATTGAGGACGAAATTCTTAATTTCGGAGTTGATGGCGGCCGTGCTGCTATCAACTTTGTTCAGTCTTTGCGTGATATGTTGGCTGGTGCATCTCGTTCATCTGTAAATATGACTGTAAAATGGGACGGTGCGCCAGCAATCTTTGCTGGTATTGACCCAGAAGATGGAAAGTTTTTCGTTGCAAAGAAATCAGTATTCAACAAAGAACCAAAACTATACAAATCCAATG